GCAGCTCGGCGCCGAGCACGGCCATCTGCTCGGCCCCGGCGATGCGGATGCGGACGCTCACGGCTTGTTCCCCTCCTTCGCCTTGCGGTTCCGGTCGTCGATGTAGGCGACGAGCATCAGAACCTCGCGCGCGGGCATGTCGTCCCACTCCCAGGGGCGGATGCCGAAGATTTCGGCAAACGCCCCGAGGTAGGTCAGACGAGTTCGGGCGAGGTCAGCTCCGGCGAGTCGGTCTCGGCGTCGTCCGGGCTGGATGACGCCGTTTCCGAAGGGTCCGACGGTGCGTCGGCCTCCGGCTCCTCCTCCCACTCGATGTCGTCGATCGCGACGTCGTCGAGGTCGGAGAACACGAGCGTCGGGTTCGACCGCTTCATCGAGATCCAGATCATCGCCTGAACCACGTCGGTGCTGTTGCGCATCTCCGGGTTCGTGCTGATCGCCTGGAACGTGTGACCGGTGACCTTCTCGACCGCGCGCGCCTCGGCGAACGTGACCTTCGACTGAGCCATCTCGTACGACTCGCCGTCAATGGTGAACTTCATGTCGTGCTTCCTCCTGCGGTGGTGGGGTCAGGCCGACGGCTTGTCGGCCGCCTTCTTCGGGGCGCGGACCTCGTCCCAGATCGCCTGACACGTGAGTGCCTCGGCGATCTCGGCGGGCACGTCGGTCACGACCTCGTCGGCAGCGACCTCGCGGTTCAGCGAGGGCACGAAGAGGTCGGCGCCGGACTTGTTGCGGATGCTCACGGTTTCGGACATGTGGCGGTGCCTCTCAGATCGTGGTGTCGGCGGTGATGTACTGGATCTGCACCATCGGGTTGGTGCGGTCGTCGAGCACGGTGAAGTCGTGCGACACCGTCACCAGGCCGTCGCCGTTCGCCTGCGCGATGCCCTTGTCGAGCTTCACGGCGGGCAGGTTGACCTGCAGGGTCTCCGTGGAGGCGCCGACGGCGCCGCCGGTGATCTTCCCGATCAGCGACGTCTGCGTCTGGGCGAGGTAGGCGTCACGGAAGGTGGTCGAGTCGTACTCGAGCACGATGGTGCCGCTGTACTCGCGCTTCCCGACGATGGGCTTCGACTTGGTCGCGCCGCCACCGTTGAACCGGTCGTTCGTCAGGTTGTTCTTGCCCGACACGGTCAGGCTGCGGACGTTGACCATCGCGGTCGCGCCGGTGGCGAGGGTGGTGGTCGTGCCGGCGGTGTAGGTGCCGGTCGCGAACGTCGCGTTCGCCCAATGGTAGAGAGTGGCCGCGGTGGGGTACGACGGCGCCGCGTAGGCGGTGCCGGTCGCGATGTCGCCGATGTCGAGCGACGTCTTCAGGGTCGCGAGCCCGGCGTTCGGGATCGAGAGCTCCCAATCGGAGACCATGCAGCCCAGGAAGGTGACCGGGTCGACGGTGCCGCCGGCCTCGATGGTCGCCTTCTGCACCGTCAGCGACGCTGCAGCGTTGCCCGGGGTGAAGTTCTGCATGTACGCCGGCGCGATGATCGCGGTCACGGCGCCCGTGCCCAGGGCAGCCTGGAACAGCTTGCCCATGCCCTTCGAGATCGCCTCGACAGTGAAGTCGCCGCCACCCTGCTTGGTCGTCACGACACGGCGGTCGGAGTAGTCGCCGATCTTCCCGACGCGCAGACCGGCGCCCTGGACCGTGTTGAGCATGAAGTCGAGCGACTCGTCGGTCGGCTCAAAGAACGTCGTGACGACGACGCCCGTCTTGTACGTTGCCTCGGCCACGACGCCGATCGACACTTCCTGGGGAATAGCCATGCTGGTGGCACCTTTCTGAGGCGGGGTGAAACATCTAGGGGTCGGGCAGGAGCCGGAACGGGCGCGGCGGAGGAAGGGACCGGCCCGCCCCGGCGGTACGGGGCGTCAGATGCGGGCGAAGAACGAGACGTTGAAGATCAGCAGCGCGTCGGCGCCGTTGGAGTCCTGGTTCTGCGTGAGCCGCTGCGTGTCGCCCATCTGGGCGACGAAGTTCCCGCCCGAGGCGATCCCGAGGTTCGGGTCGGCCCGGAGGAGGGTCTCGACGGCGGCCATGTAGCTGTACGCCGCGTCGCGGGCCGTCTTCTGGATCCCGTCGCCGTTCCACGAGTACGCGGCGCACCACACGGCACCGTTCTCGTCGCGCGGGCGGGCGGTCGAGCTCGGCCCGTAGACCTGGTCGGAGGACCCTGCGAACCCGGCGGCCGCGATGCTGGGCTCCTCGATCCCGATCATCAGGAAGTCGCCCGGGTTGTCGTCGACCCCGTACCCGTCGATCACGAGCACCGGCAGCGCGTTCAGCGCAGTGGTCGCACGCGACACGAGGGCGTCGATCAGCGCCGGCAGCCTCGAGGTGGTCATCCGGTGGCCGGGCCCCGCCGGTAGGGCGCCATCATCTGCAGCGCACCGTTCGGGATCGCGTACGCGATGCCCGGAACGACCGTGGTCCGGTTCGCGTTGCCGGGTGCGCCGTCGTCGCCGTTCGAGCGCCTGCCCGACGGGCCGCGCTGGTTGCCCCACTGGTGCTTCAGGATCACCTTCGCGGCCTGCTTCAGCGCGACCGGCACGGCCGCGCGGCCGTAGGTGTAGACGACCGTGTACCAGTCGGGCCGCAGGGGCGTCACGGTCGCCTTGGCCCGCACGACGCCGGAGTCGGCATCGAACCGGAGGTAGGAGACGTCACGAGAGCCCACCAGGTCCCCTGTGACCGAGGTGAGGGTCAGGACCGGGGTGTTGGTCAGGATGAGGGCGCCGACGCCGTGCAGCACCTCCGTGGCGTTCGTCGACGACGTCGGCCCGCAGAGGTATTCGACCGCGGCGATCGTGCCGTCGATGTAGTCCTGCAGCTCCGCGTCGAGCGACGTGCCGGAGATGTTCAGAGCCGTCTTCGCCTCAGCCAGCGTCAGGAGCGTCATCGTCACCTCCGGTGATGGTCTGGGCGGCGGCCCGCTGCGCCTGGAACAGGTCGTGGTCGAGAACGGTCGACTTGTGGTGGCCGATCTTGACCGCGGTGTTCACGTGGACCGGGAACCCGCAGATGCCGGCCCGGATGCAGAACGTGATGTCCTCGCCGGCGGGCTGGCCGCCGAGCTCGGTCTCTTGGAACCAGGGGAACGCCTCGTTGAACCCGTGGTCGCGGATCGTCTCGAGCACCCGGCGGTGGATCAGCACGAATGCCGCACCGGTGGCGGCGCAGGGCACCACCGTGTCGAGCGGGTAGTCGGGCACACGGACCGTGGTCGGCTTGCCGTCGTCGCGTCGGACGAACTGGTAGATCGTGGGGAACAGGGCGCCGAACGCGGCGCCGAAGCAGAGGCCGCCGACGATGGGTCGGGTCTCGGCGTCGGCCGAGGCGAGCAGCGCGGGGAGCGCGTCGTGCTCGAACGCCATGTCGGCGTCGATCCAGAGGAGCCACTCCGCGTCGTACTCGTCGAGGAATCGGCGGGTGAGACTGTTGCGGGCCGAGGAGACGTTCGCGGACGACCACTCGTTCAGGCACCCGACGACGTGCCGCTCGGTCGCCTGGTCGTACATGAGGGTGTTCACGAGGGCCTGTGTGAAGTACCCGGAGGTCTGCCCGGGGTGGATGTAGGCGATCACGACTCGCTGGTCGCTGGTCACGACGCGCGGCTTCGCGGCCTTCGCCTGGCGTGGCTTCGGGCGGTTGCTCATGCGTCGTTCCGCTCGATCGTTCCGACCGCGGGCCGGTACTTGCGTTGCCGGCGCTCCGTCCCGAACGCCGCGCTAACGAACATCGCCGCTCCTGCGGCGTGCATGATGCCCACGATCCAGCGACCAGCGAACGCGTCGAACAGCGGCACGACGAGCGGGATGCACGCCCCCAGGTAGCAGGCGGTGACGATGCGTCCGAGAACGTGGTGCATGTCGTTGATGAGGCCGTGTAGGGCGATGGTCGTGCGCTGCTCGTCGGTGAATCGTCGTTCGTTCACGGCTGTTGCCTCCGCTGTTGAGTTGTCTCCGCCTGGCAGGTTTCGCCCCGGAGGGCGGCGGCCCCGACCCCAGCGGAGGGGAGTCGGGGCCGCCTGTGGCCGGTTGCTTAAGCCGGCCGCGCGCTCACATCTTCAGGAACTTGAACGCGTTCAGGTCCGTGACGTCGCCACCGACCCGCTTGTGCGCGACCAGGCCGCGCTGACCCGTCGGCAGACCGTTGCCGTCGACGACGTTGGCGATGAACTCCACCGTCGTGCCGATCCGGTCGTACACGACGTACTGCGAGAAGTCGCCGAGCACGATCAGGACCGTGCCGGAGACCGTGGTCGACGGCATGTCCGACGCCTGCGCGGTCGGCGAACCCAAGAGCGGGCTGCCGAGAGCGGCCTCGTAGTTCGGCCAGATCGAGGACGTCGCACCGGAACCGGCGGGCATCTGCTTGATCGTGTTGAACGTCTGCTTGTTCGCGAGCCAGGTCGCCGTGTCCTCGTAACGCGAGGGCACGGAGTTCAGCAGCGCGAACACGTCGACGCTCGACGCGGCCGAGGTGAAGGAACCCCGGGTGGTGGCGGTCACGGTGCAGCCCGCGGTCGCCGAGATCGCGGTCACGATGCCCCTGGGGGCGTTCGTGCCGGAACCGGAGATAAACGCGGTACCCTCGGCGAACTCGATCGCCTCGGCGATCAGGCCCGGCAGCTGCGCCTGCGCGCTCGAGTCCTCGAACAGCTCGTAGGACCCGGTCACGTACGCCGACAGGAAGCCAGCGGTGACCGACGGGTTCGAGAAGGCCGGGGTGCCGTCGGTGAACGCCGAACCCTCACCCTTCCAGTAGGTCGTGACCCCGCCGACGCTGACACCGTGCCAGACGTTCTGCGTGCCCTCGACCACTCGGGCGAGCCGGCGGACCGGGTCCTTCGTGGCCGCACCCGTGTGGATCAGGGTCGGGTCGAGCAGCGTCGGCAGCATGTAGCCACCGTTCGCACCCGTGAGGGACAGCGACGCACGAACGGCCTCGGCCTCCTCCGGCGAGTACACCGGGGGCTGACCCTGGGCGTTCATCCAGACGTTGAACGCCGACCGGTACGCCGGCGAACCGTGCACGAGGGCGTGCTCGGCCGCACCCGGGATCGACTCGATCCGGGCCATGAGCTTGTCGAGCTCCGTCGAGCCGATGCGGGCGCCCTCGAACGCGGAGTGAGCGCGGTCGATGACGTCCTGGGAACCCATGCGGGCCCGGCCGCTCTGGTCGAAGTTGGCACGGACCATCTCGACGCCCTCAAACGGGTCGTTGCGGACGATCACGTTCGGCGCGACACGCTCCCGGTTGGCCGGGGTGAGCGAGACCGAACGAACGGCCTCGACGCGGCGAGCACGCTCGACGAGCCGGGTGTGCTCGGCGTGAGCGGTGTCCCACTCGCCGAGAGCAGCCTCGAACCGTGCGACCTGGTCGTCGGTCGGCTCCTCGACAGCGTCGAGGGTGTCGATCTCGGCCCGGAGGGTGACGAGCTGCTCGTCAAGCTGCTCGATGCGACCCGGCTCGGCGTCGCCGGACGGGTCACCGCCGGCGATGGGGTAGAACGCCCGGCCGCTGGGGGAGACCCAGATCGCGCGGACGCCGGTGAACGGGTGGACAGGCAGGTTCTCGCTCATGAGAGCGGTCCCCCTTCCTTCCGCGCCAATGCGCGGAGTTGCAGGTAGGTCTGCCGTGCGGAGTGCTCGACGAGCGGCTCACCTTCGGCGCGGGCGGCTCCGGACGGAGTGCCCTCGGGCGTCGCCGGCTCCAACGGAGTGGCGATGCCAAGCATGGTGCGGAACTTCTCGACGTCCTCGGGATCGAGCTGCGACAGCTCGTCGAGGAACGCGGAGGCGCTCCGGGTCGCGAGGATCGCGGCCCCGGCGTAGTACGGGAACACACCGGGCCCGTACTCGCGCATCGCGATCTCGTTGCGGACGATGGTCGGCAGCGCGCCGCGCGACGCCGCACGGACACGGGTCGACTTGATCGTGCGGCCCACGAACGAGTACCCCTTGATCGCCTTCTGCTTGATCCCGTCGAGGATCGAGTCGGCGAGCGGGTTGTCGAGGTACCTGGTCGCGGTGAACACACCGCGGTCGTCACGGGACACCTCGAGCGGCACACCGATCGGCACCGACAGGCTCCCGTCGGGGGTGCCGTAGATCGTCCGGCCATGGTTGAACAGGACCGCGAAGTCCGTACCGCGGTCGTTGATCGTCTTGTCGAACGACGTCCGCGCGAGCTCCTCCATGTAGTGCCCGTCGTGGTCACGGATCTCGGCCGGGGAGTTGAACACCGCGGCGTACGCCTCGACCGTGCGCCCGTCGCCGTCGGAACGGATCGTCGCGTCGGTCAGGTCGAACGTGCGGGCAACTTCCCGCACGGACAGAATGGTGGTTTCGGCGTCGGTCATGACTGCCCTCCTGTGTTGGGCATCGGGGGCTGCTGACCCGGGGATTGGAGCTGCACGGAGACGAGGCCCGAGTGCTTGAGCAGGGTCACGTCAGAGGCCGCGAGAGCGGCGTTCACGGAGTCGGCGGTGTAGCCGGCCGTGATCAGCGTGTTCGCCGCTGTGGCGAGCACCTGCATCGTGTCGGCGCGTTCCTTCTCGCCCTCCTGCAGGGCCGAGATCGCCGACGTGTCGAACCACAGGCGCGACCCGTCCGGGGCCGGCACCAGCTTTGCGAGCGCCCCGCACGCCGAACGCCAGTTCGGGCGCATCGTCATGTCGGCGAACCGACGCATCGCGAGGCCGTAGTTCGAGTACGTCGCCGCCTCGAGCCCTTCCTTCAGGCCCGCCACGATCGCCGGCACGCCACCAGCGACCGCGATCCGGTTCTCCCCGGCCGCCTGGACCGCCGAGAACTGCATCTGCTCGAAGTTGTGGCCGAGGATCGTCGTGTCGGCACCCTCGTCGAGGATGAGCGTCCGGAACGCGTTCTGCACCCCGCCGTGGCGGGCGTTGATCTGCTCCGCGATCCGCTTCACCTTGTCCGGCCCGACGGTGTTGGCGTACCGGATCAGGAGGTTCGGCGTCGCCGCGTTCTGCAGGTACGCGCGGCGGTAGTCCGTCATCGACAGGTCGGCGTCGATCTCACGCAGCACCGGCGTCAGCCACGACATGCCCCGGAACTCCGCGCACGGGTCGGGGATCGGCGACCAATGCGCCACGTCCTCGACGAGATAGAACGCCGGCTTCCGCTTCTCGCTCGCCGGCGGCTCGTAGTAGTACCCGATCACGTTGCGGACCTCGGACTCCGCACCCGTCACCGGGTCGTACGCGTCGACGAGCTCGGAGATGATCGTGACCCACTCGGGGCGGAGCCGCTCGAGCCGCGTCGTGTCGACCCGCCGCACGAACGCGTTGCCGGCCAGGGATGCGTCCTGTTCCATGCGGGCGAGCAGGTCGCCGGTCGTCGCACCCGGCCACGGGGTCTCCAGGATGCCGAGCGATGCGTTCCCGAACAGGCCCTTGTCGGCGAGGCGCTGGAACTTGAACTCAGCCTCAGTGAAGAGCGAGAGCCGCGCCAGGATGACCCCGAAGACGGCGCCCGAGTTCTGGTACGCGGTCAACGCGTTCCGGTACTCCGGCAGGATCCGCTCGTTGTTCGGGGCGCCGTACGACGTGGTCGCGAACAGGTTCCCGCCCGTCGGCTCCGGCGTGTAGAACCGGGCCGTCGTGCGGCCGAGCAGCGTGTCGAGCAGCCTCACGACTCACCGCCTACCTTCGGGTCTGGGTGCTCGACGAACAGGGCAGCGGCGACGAGCTGGCCGCCGGCAGCGATCAGGGCCAGCGGCCACCACGCGAACCAGAGACCGGCGAGGAGTGAAGCCTCCCCGGCCACGAGAGCGGCGATGGTGGCGCGCATGCGGCCTCCTCAGATCACGTAGACGGACGGGTCGAGCTCTCGGGGCCGCAGCGCGTGCAGCGCCCGGGTCATCGCCGCGAGCGGTCCGACGTCGGGGCAGTTCTTCAGCTGGAACGCACGAGAGCCGTCGGTGCCGGCGGGGCGCCAGGCCGCCGCCTTGACCGCTGCGTTCAGCGCTGGCTGGTTGCCGTGACGCAGGAGCTTCGCGCTCATCGCGTCGTACACCGCACCGCTCGCGGCGGTGAAGTCGGCCGAGGACACGGCGATCGGCGACGCGCCGGCGGTTCGGAGCTCGTCCTCGAACACCTTCGGGGCGGCCACTTGGCCGCTCCACTCCCGTGCGAGTCGGGCACACTCATCGGCGGCGAGGTGTGCAGGGATCGGCCGACCCTCGTTCGTCAGCGAGACCTGGACGAGCCCATCCTCGCGGCGCCACGCGACGGCGATCCATGCGGCGCGCGCCTGGTCGACGTCGAGACCGAACATCGGTTCCTCGCCCCGGGGCGCGTTCGGGTCGGCGAGGTCTTGCCACGTCGTGAACGGAAGCGCACCGCCGACCGACTCCGGGTCGTCCCACCACGAGAGGAACTCGCGCATGAACTCTGCCGGCGGCATGGATGCTCGCTGGTCAGCGAGCGACTCCTCGGTGATGCGACCAGCCCACAGCGCACAGTTCGCCTGCCACCACAGGTCGCGGTCGTCGAGCGCGCACCCCTCCGTGCCCACCGCGTGCGCACAGTCGGCCCGCAGGCACAGCTTGAAGTGGGCGCCGTACTCAACGTAGGCGAGCCGCTTGTCCTTGCCCGCCCGGCCACGCTCACGGATCCGGCGCAGCTGCTCGGACATCAGCAGACCACCAGACGAGGCGATCCGCACCTGAGCACCAGGGCGGGTCAGCATCGTCGGGTACACCGCGCCCACGTGCTTCGGCTCGAGGTACAGAGCCTCGTCGAGCGTGATCCGCTTGACGCCAGTCAGACCACGACCGGCCTTCCCCGTGCGGGACTGGAAGTCGATCGTGTTCCCGGTCTCGGTGTGAACGATCGACATGTCCTGGTGACCTTCGTAGAAGGTCACCTGCTCGGCGTACTCCGGGTTGGACTTGATCCACGCCCGGAAGTCGTTGAACGTGCCCTTCAGGGTGTCGCCGTGGTGAGCCGTCCAGAGGTGCCGCTCGACACCGAACACGAACAGATCGGCGAGGGCAGCGATGCCCAGCGTGGAAGTCTTGATGTTCTGCCGCGGCGAGATCACGCCGACCTCGAACGACGCCGGCCGCTCCGGAGCTCGCTCCGCGAAGATCGTGTCGAGGATCCACCGCTGCTCGTCGTCAGGCGGTAGGCCGAGGTCTTCGCCGACGCGGGCGGCAAGGTCGCCGTTCGTCCACTTGTGCGGGGGCCGGTTCCGGTACAGCGGCTCGTACATCAGGCTCCGTGCTTGACTCGCCGCTCCGCCAGCTCGTCGCGCAACTGCTGCGGAGCGGTCGCCTTCCCGGCACCCTTGGTCGCGGCCGTGAGTAGCGCCTCGAGGCGAGCCGCCACGGCTGCGATCGCGGATCCGGTGTCGACGCCCGGCCGGTCCAGCCGGCGGGCGAGCGCCATGCAGGTCTGACCGAGCGCGGAGTCGAGACGGCCAGCCTCGTCGAGCTCGCTCGCCGTCGCCTTCGCGACGGGGCCGATGGAATCCTGCTCGTCGACCTCGGCCGCGGGGAGTTCGACAACCGATCCGCCCCGTTGGCGGCGCTTCCGGCACCGGTCAGAGCAGTACCGTGCGCGCGAACTCTTGGCCTGGAATGCGGTCCCGCACGGACAAGTCACGTCCATGTGGCACCTCCTGTCCGGGACATCGGCTCAGCGGAGGGGGAAGAATGCGTACTGGCGGGTGAACGACCGCTCCGTCTTCACGCGGCGACCCCTACCCCCGGTGTTGCTCGTCGGTGGTGTCGCCACTCTGCGACGGTGCGTGCTGCCTTGCTCGAGTTGCATCGCTTGCAGCACGGCGCGAGGTTGCCCTCGTGATTGGTGCCGCCTCGCACGAGGGGGAGGACGTGGTCGATGGTGGATGCGAGCGACGGGCAGTACGTGCAGGTGCGGGCCTGCCGCTTCCACCGTGCGAGCAGCGCCGTGCGTGCGGTCTGGTTCAGGCCCGGTGCGGCGAGTTCACGGAGTCGACGTGTGACTCGAGGGTCATCGGCTGGGCGTATGCGCTGCGCGATGTCTCGACAGGATCTACACCGAGCACCCGACGATGGTGTGCCGCAGTCTGAGCATGGGGTCTTGCGTGAGGTGTGGGCCAGCTTGGGGGCTAGGCGCCTGCAAGGCTGGCATGTTGCCTGCCCTTGGGGCAGGGACGAGGGGCCGCGCCACATCGGCGCACCGCACGAGGCGCACGTTCCGGCCTTCACTCCGTAGGGCTGCGACTCGTCCTTCACGAGGCATCACTCCCTCGGCGAAGGTCACCACTGAAGGTTGGTCTCGCCCTGTCGTGCGCGGCCACGGACGGCGCCGTCGTGGAGGTTGCATGCCCGGTGTTCGGGCCCGCGGTAGTGGATGCCGTCGTCTTCGTGGCCGAGGTTCAGCCCGTCGTCGTCCATGCCGTTGGTGTTGGTGATCGGCTCACGGTCGAACAGGCAGACGTCGGCTTGGCACTCGAGTGGTTCGCCGTCGTTGATCCGCCGGACGAGGTCGGCTCGGCGTTGCCGGTGTTCCTTGCTCCGGTACTTCGCGGAGTCGGATGGTCGTGACGTGTCCCAGGGCATCAGCGGCCGACGACGAGCTCGAGGATGCTGTTCATGGTGCGGTGTGCCCGATCCCATGGGGTAGGCAGGGTGAGGGTGCCGACGATCTGGGGCATGCGTCGGGCTGTGGT